GACAGCACCGACGGGCTCAACCCGCATCTGATCATCAACGATGAGTTTCACGCGCAGAAGGACCGGGGTCTCATCGATGTGATGGAGACGGCGACCGGCGCGCGGCGCCAGCCGGTGAACTTTCAGATCACCACGGCGGGCGCCGACCCGGTGAGCCCGTGCGGCTTTCAGCACGACTACGCCTGTCAGATCCTCGACCGTGTCTTAGTCGACGAGACCTTCTTCGCCTTCATCGCGCACGCCGAGAAGGACGATGACCCGTTTGTCGAAGCGACCTGGCGCAAGGCCAATCCGAACTACGGCGTCTCGGTGCGACCCGATGACTTGCGGGCGCTGGCGACCAAGGCGATCGCGATGCCGCCGGCGGCGAACGCCTTCAAGCAGAAGCGCCTGAACATCTGGGTTCACGCTGAATCGCCGTGGCTGTCACTCGACGGCTGGCGCAAAGGGCAATCGCACTGGACCGCCGAGGAGCTCGCGGGCGAAGCCTGCTGGGTCGGGATCGATCTCTCATCGAAGATCGATCTGTCGGCGGTGGTCCTGCTTTTTCCGCCCGAGGGCGTCCGCACGCGCTGGCGCCTGATCGTCAAATGCCTGACGCCGGCCGACACGCTCGAGCAGCGCGCGCACCGCGACCGCGCGCCGTACGAACAGTGGGTTGCCCAGGGCTTACTCTTCACCAACCCGGGCAACCGTATCGATCAGCACGTCGTGCAGACGTGGGTGACCGAGGCGGCCGAGACGTTCAACCTGCAACTGATTGGCATTGACCCGTGGAATGCGGGCACGCTTATCACCGATCTCGAAGACGCCGGGATGGAGGTCGTGGAGATTCCGCAGACCTTCGCGCAGCTGAGTCAACCGGCGAAGGAGTTCGAGGCCGATGTCCTCGACGGCCGGGTCGATGCCGGGGGCCACGCCTTGATGGAATGGTGTGTCAGTAACGCCGTCACCAAGCGCGATGACAACGACAACATTCTGCCGGTCAAGAAGCGGAGCCGTGGGCGTATCGACCCGGTGATGGCGGCGGTCCTGGCGCGCAAGCTGACGCTGACACCCGGCGACGAGGCGGATGAGCCGGATTTGGTGGTGGCCTGAGCTACACTCGCGCGCGGAGGAACGTGATGCCTGATCCGAATCAGAAACCGGACCCACCGAAACCGCCGGCCCCGACCCCGCCCGCGCCGCCGCCGACCTCGCCGCCGCACACGCCCGACGACACCGAGAAGCGGCGCTAGGGTTCTCGACCATATCTATGCGACACTAAGGCTCTCTCCGTGTGGGTCGAGGTCGCCGAGGGATCGGACCTACCTTGCTGGCTCGCTGGGGACGCGTGCGGTGGCTCCGGCGCGTGGTGAGCCGTCGAGACCGACACCTCGGTGCCCTCGCGTTTCGGGAGGCGTCCGATGGCCTGCAGCCGCAAATCCCCGAAGTTCAAGCGCTGTGTCGAGAAGGTCTCCGCGAAAGGCGGGGGCAACGCGTACGCGATCTGCACCACCGCGCTCAGTAAGAAGTAATGGACGCGCCGAAGCGCGGACGACCGCCCTTAACCCCGGGCGATCGCCCGGCGCGGGTCACCTTACTGGTGCCCTCGGCGGCCTATGACCGCGCGTACGAACTCGCCAAGCACGAAGGCATCTCGGTGCCCGAGCTCCTGCGCCGCGGCCTGGCGCGCACCCTCGACGAGCCCGACGATTAAACACACCAAATAATCCGACCGGTCCGACATCTGACCTACCCTGTCAGCCCGATGGGCTTCTGGCGGGGCCTGTGGCACCTGCTGACGTGGTGGCGGCCGCCCTGCCTGTATCGCTCGGTCAACGTCAACTTGAAAGACGAGACGCTCCTCCGTGGGGTCCTCTGGCAGGCGCGCGGGCCGTGGCTGGTGCTACGCGACGCGGCCTTGATTCAGGAGGGCTCCGCGTTGGTGCCGATGATCGGGGATGTCGTCATCCACCGTGACAATCTGAGTTTCCTGCAGGTGCGGCCCGCCGATGCCGATCGTTGAATCGCCGACCGGGCTGGTTTCGGTGCGGCGCCCGCCGGTGCCGAGTCTCACCGGCGATCCGGGCGGCGGCCTGACCTACGGGTCGAGCACCTATCCGTGGGGCGGCGGCGCGTATTCCAATCTCCAGTTCGGGCGCATCTATGCGACGCAGCCGAACGTGCGGACGTGCGTGGACTTTCTCGCCCGCAACATCGCGCAGCTGGGCCTCCACGTCTTTCGCCGGGTCAGTGACACCGACCGCGAACGGCTGACCGATCACCAGCTGGCGCAGTGGCTCGCGTATCCGAACGCCGATACGACCACCTACCGCTTGCTCGAAAGCACGGTCGCCGACTTGGGGATCTACTTCAGTGCCTACTGGCTGAAAACGCCGCTACCCAATGGCGGCATGCGGCTGGTGCGGTTGCCGCCCGATGAGATGCAGGTCCACGGCGGCCTGCTGCGATCGGGCTTCACCTGGACCTACGACGGGCACCAGATTCCATTGCAGCCGACCGAGGTCGTCTATTTCAACGGCTACAACCCGCTCAACGCGCTCGAAGGGCTCTCCCCGCTCTACACCCTGCGCGACATCATCGCGCAGGACGTGGCGGCGACCCAGCACCGGCAGTTCTACTGGCGCAACTCGGCGCGCGTGGAAGGGATCATCGAACGGCCGCGCGAGGCGCCCAAGTGGACCAAGGAGCACAAGCAGCAGTGGAGCGAGCAGATGCAGGCCCGCTTCACCGGCGCGCAGTCGGCCGGCCGCTGGATGGTCCTCGAAGACGGGATGCAGTTCAAGCAGATGTCGTGGTCCGCGCGCGACTCCGAATATCTGGGCGCCCGCAAGCTGACGCGCGAAGAGTGCGCCTCGGCCTATCACATCCCGCAGACGATGGTCGGGATTCTCGACCACGCGACCTTCAGCAACGTCAACGAGCAGCACAAGCAGCTGTACGCCGACACGCTCGGGCCGTGGAACGAGATGCTCCAGGAGGGCATCGAGCTGATGCTCCTGCCCGACTGCACCGACACCGACCGGGTCTATGTCGAGTTCAACATCGCCGAGAAGCTGAAAGGCAGCTTTGAAGAGCAGGCCAACGGCATTCGCCTGCTGACCGGGCGGCCGGTGATGACGCCCAACGAAGCGCGGGCGCGGCTGAACCTGCCGGCGATCACCGATGACCCGACGGCCGATCAACTGGCGCCGCAGCAGGGCGGCCCGTCGAACGCCAGTGCGCCGAACGCGCCACCCGATCAGGTCCCGGCCGATCAGCCGGCGGTCGCCGCGATCGTCCGCACGCACTTGCAGCGGCAGGCGTCGCGGCTGGCGCGCGTCCCGGCGGACGAGAAAGCGGCGGCGCTCGATCTCGGGCGTTGCGTCGGGGAGCTCGCCAGCGATCTGGCGCCGGTGGTCGGGACCGAGGCGCTGGCGATCGCCGCGCGCGTCACCGAGCACACCCGCGCGCTGCTCATCGCGGGCAAGACCGCGTTTGGACCGGAGCGAAAGGTGCTGTATGCCCCGTAATCTGGCGACCGCGACGTATGACCATGTGCTGGCGTTCGTCCTCGACCATCCGTGGGCGCTCACCGATCAGACGCGCGCGATCGTGGCGACCGTCCTGGCGCGGCGCCTGGCGGGGCTCGACAGCGATCCGCTCGGGCTGCAGGCCGCCTTCGAGGCGCGCCGCGACGCCGAGCGCGTGCCGATGGCGACGAGCGTGGCGGTCATTCCGCTGCGCGGCGTGATCGCGCCGCGCCTCAATATGCTCGCGGACATCTCCGGCGGCACGACCTTCGAGGGCCTGACCGAGGACGTCAACGCCGCGCTCGCTGATCCGAGTGTCGAGACCATCGTCTTCGATGTTGACTCGCCGGGCGGCAACGTCGCCGGCGCGCACGAGTTCGCGCGCACGGTCCTCGCCGGCCGCACTCGCAAGAAGATCCTCGCGCAGATCAACCACACCGGCTGTTCCGCCGCGTACTGGGCGGTGAGCGGCGCGACCGAGATCATCGGCACGCCGTCCTCGCTCTCCGGGTCGATCGGGGTGTTCGGGATTTACAACGACATGACGGCGGCGCTCGAGCAGCTGGGGATCAAGCGCACCGTGCTCAGCGCCGGGAAATACAAGGCCGAAGGCGTCGGCGGGTTCGGCTTGTCGGCCGAAGCCTCGGAGCACCAGCAACATCTCATCGACGGCGCGTACGGGCGCTTTGTCGGCGACGTGGCGAAGGGCCGCGGCGTCTCGACCAGCGCCGTCCGCAACGGCTTCGGCGAAGGCCGCGCCGTCGATGCCGAGATGGCGAAGGAGCTCGGCCTGATCGATCGCATTGCCACCTTAGCCGACACCCTCGCCCGCGTGACCAAACCGGCGACGGCCGGCGCACGCGGCGACGCCGAGGTGCCACCGACGGCCACGCGCCAGGAGCCGACCGCGTCGGCCACGCGCCAGGGACCGTCCGTCGCACCGGACGCCGAAATGCGTGAGCTCCTCCAGCGAGGGCGGATGCTCGAAGAAGCGGGGTACCGACGATGACCTTAGCGCAACTGGAAAGCGATCTCCGCGCGGCGAACGAGAAGACGAGCACGCTCATTGCCGACGCGGGGCAGAAGGCGAACGCGGAAAACCGCGTGTGGACCGACGAGGAACGCGTGGCGATCAAGGGCTCGATTGCCGAGGCTGAAGCGATCCACAAACGGATCGAGCAGCTGCGGGGCGATCAGGAGCTCGTCACGCGGCTCGACAAGTTGACCGGATCAGTGGGGCGGCCGACGAGCAGCGGCCTGATCGTGCCGCGCACGAATCTGACCATCGGCGCGCAGTTCGTGCAGTCGGCGGAATTTCAGACCTTGATTCGCAGCGGCCTGCACCGGCGCGGCTCCGCGTGGAGCTCGGGCGCGGTCGAATGCACCGACCCGTTTCTCCAGATGATGCGGGCGACGACGCTGACCGAAGACCCGGCCTCGGGCGGCAAACTGATCGCGCCGCAGTACCTGCCGGGCATCGTGCCGCTCAATTACAAGCGCCTGATGATGGCGAGCATTCTCGCCTCGGGCACGACCGATTCCAACGCGATCATCTACATGATCGAGACGACGTTCACCAACGCCGCCGCGCCGGTGGCCGAAGGCGCCGCGAAACCGGAATCGGCGCTGGTCTTCGATCAGCGGACCGACCCGGTGTCGAAGATCGCGCACTGGTTGCCGACGACCGAAGAACTCCTCGAAGACGTGCCGGGGATCATGGCGTACATCGATGCGCGCCTGACCTTGGGCGTGCAGCTGGCCGAAGAGGATCAGCTGCTCAACGGCAACGGCACGCCGCCCAACATTTTGGGTCTCATGAACCGGTCAGGATTGGCGACGGCGGTCGCGCGCGGCACCATGACCAACGCCGAAGCGATCCTGCAGCAGATCACCAACATCGCGACCACGGCCTTTGTCTACCCGGATGCGGTGGTGATGAATCCGGCCAACTGGTACACGACGATCACCGCGAAGGACACCACCGGGCAGTACTTCGGCGGCGGCCCGTTCACCTCGGTGCCGGTGGCGTCACTCTGGGGCACGCCGGTCGTGGTCACGCCGTCGATTGTGGCGAACACCGCACTGGTCGGCGCCTACGGGACGATGGCGCAGGTCTTCCGCAAGGGCGGCATCCGGGTCGAGGCGTCGAACTCGCACCAGGATTACTTCATCAAGAACCTCGTCGCGATTCGCGCCGAAGAGCGGCTGGCGCTCTGCGTCTACAGACCCGGCGCTTTCGGAAAAGTGACCGGCCTCAACTAAGGAACGGCGTGAAGCAGATACCACTGTTCGACGGCGTATCGGCGCGCCAACGAAGGCCACGAACTGGTCTTCGTTCGAGCCGAAGCGACGAGGGTGTCCGCAAGCGTTGGACAGTGGTGATCTGCGCGGGCTGCGGCGTCTCATTCGAGGCGCCGCAGTGGGAGCGCCGGAAGTTCTGTCACAAGAACTGTCAGCGGCAGAAGTGCAAACCACATCGGCCGCCGAAGGTCACGGCGCGTGTCATCGACAAGAACGGTTATGCGTGGGTTTACGCGCCTCCGAACGAGCGGCCGACCGGCTGGAAATATTCGCGTGTGCCTGAACACCGACTCGTGATGGGTCGCCACGTCGGCCGGGTGCTGACGAAACATGAAACGGTTCATCACATCAACGGCGATAAGTTAGACAACCGACTGGCGAATCTTGAGTTGCACGGCGGGCGACATGGAAACACCGTCCGCTTCCGATGCTGTGAATGCGGTTCGCACAATGTCGAAGCGGTTGGCCTGAAAGACGCGACGCCGGCGCCGGTCACCGAGGCGAACCTCCGCACGCTGAAGACAAAGGGAGTGCAGTGATGCCGGAAGTCGAATCGTTCGCGTCCGATCCCACGATGGCCGCACCGGGTTGGAGTAACAATCCGCCCGGTGCGGCGTCACCCACGCCGACCGAGCAGACGCGGACGTTTCCGCTCGCCGGCTGGAGCAACACCGGCCCGGCGGCGACCGGCGCGACGGCCGGGTTGCCGGGGAGCTGGACGCCAGCCGGATCGAATCCGCCGCTGGCCCTGCCCATCACCGGCGTGACCGCGTCGCCGGCGACGGCGTGGACCACCGGTCAATACGTGGTGACGGACGATGGCCAGTACGCGCACTGGAGCGGGACGGCGTGGGTCACGGGGAAAGGCTAAGGGAGGATCGATGACGACCAAACACCCGACGCACGCGGACGAACCGGCGCACCCCGAGCCGGCCCACGCACCGGCCGCGACGCCGCAGGCCGCGCCGGCCGAGACGAGTACGAACATGACCGACCCCGGCTGGAGTAACAACCCGCCGGGTCCGCCCGAGGAGCCGCCGACCGAAGCCGAGCCGGCGCCGCCGCCGGGCTGGAGCAACGTCGGCGAGGCCAAGAAAGGCAGCTAACGATGGGGACCATCTTCAGCGACCCGGGCCCGTGCCCGGTCGATGACAGTCCGCACACCACCTGTACGAGTCACGACTCCACCACGCGGGCGCTGGGCATCGTCATCCAGCAATTGCCGATGCGCGATGCGATGTCCGCGCTCGAGACGCTCGCGCACAAGCAGAACAGCGGCGAGGGCCTGGCCCCGACCGAAGTCACGACGGCGACGTATCGACGGAAACGATGATCCCGTTCGACGATCCCTACGGCGGGTACTCGGCTGCGTGGGGCGGCACCGATCTCCACTGGAGCGAAACGGTGATCGTGCCGCCGCCCTGCGAGCCGGTGTCGCTCACGCAGGTCAAGCACCGGCTGCGCGTCGTGCAGGACGCCGACGACGCCGACGTCCTGCTGCTGGTCGCCGCCGCGCGCCGGCAGGTGGAGAGCGACACCTCGGCGGTGCTGGTGTCGGCGACGCTCGAGCAGACGGTCGACACGCCGCCGTCCGGGACGAGCACGCTCAAGCTGGTGCGCTGGCCGGTGCAGACGATCGTGTCGGTGACCACCTACGCGGCTGATGACACGGCGACGGTGCTCGACCCGGCGTCCTATCGCCTCGATACCAGCAGCCGCCCGGCGCGGCTGATTCTGACGAGCCCGACCACCTGGCCGTCGACACGGCGGTTTCAAGCGGTGACCGTGCGCTTCACGGCGGGCTTCGCCGGGCCGATGGTCAAGGTGCAGGACCTCACCTGGGCCGACAACATCGCGACGGCCAAGTTGACCCAATCGCCGGGGTTTCTCGCCGGCGATCTGGTGACCTTCCGCGGTGCCGTCGAAGAGGACTACAACAACACCTTCACCGTTCTCAGCACGACGGGCAACAACCTCACCGCTCTGATGCCGATCCCGGTGAGCTGGCCCGCGCCTGGCTCCCCGGCGACGGGCAACATCTACGCGGTCCATCTCGGCACGCCCGAACCCTTGCAGCTGGCGGTGCTCGCGCTGGTGACGCACTGGTTCGACCCGCTGCGCGCCGGCCTGACGACCGACACACCGACGGTGCTGCCCTTCGGCTATGACGTGCTGACCAGCGATCGGCTGGAGTGGCTGGTATGAGAGTGCGGGTCGATGCATCGCGCTTGACGCAGTGGATACGGCTGGAGGCGCCGCCGCCGCCGCCGGGCATTCCCGATGGCGAGGGCGGCTACATCGACACGCCGCAGCCGCTCGCGCCGCCCACCGACTGGGCCGCCATCGAACCGGTGAGTAGCACGACGGCCGAACTGCCGGTGGCGGGCTCGATCATCGGGGCACTGACCCATCACGTCCTGCTGCGCTATCGCCCGGACATCACCCTCAAGACGCAGCTGACCTTTGTCGACCAGGCCCGTCGCACGCGGCGGCTCTACGTGCGCTCGCTGCAAGCGCCGCTCGAGCAGGCCGAACTGCTGCACCTCTGGTGCGAAGAGCAGGTGGCCTGATGGCGCACGCTCGCCTGACGATTGAACAACTCGACGAACTGGCGACGTATCTCACGCAGCTGCCCGACCAGCTCGCGCGCGAGGCCGAAGCCATCGTCGCCGAGGCGGCCATGTCGACCGAGATCGATCTGCTCACCGCCTATCCGAGCACGCCAGTCCATCAGGCGGGGGAGATCCCGCTGCGCGCGGGCGTGTCGGTGGCGGTACACACCGCCGCCCTGCATCCCAGTGCCGAGGTCCGCAGCATGTCCGAGGTGGCGGCGCTCTGGGAGTTCGGGACACAGGTGCGCTTCACCGCGCAGGGCTGGCGGCGCGGCGCGGGCCCGGCGCACAAGAATCAGGGGCTGGTCACGATCGCGCGGAAGTATCGCAACCTGATGAAATACAAACTCATCGTGCTCTGCGCGTCGGCGGGCCTGCGCGTCAGTGGCACCTCGGAGACCCCGTGATCGCCGACACCTTCGACATCGACGCGGCGATCATCACGCTCCTGCAGAGTGATGCCCAGTTGACGGCGCTGATGCCCGATGGCGTGTGGTTCGGCGACGCCCGGTCGGGCGCGACCCGCTTCGTCATGGTCAGTCAGATCGACCACGAGGACGAGGCGGAGTTTCAAGACGTGGCGTGGGAGCTCGTGATCTATCAGGTCAAGGCGGTGCACCAGAGCACGAGCCCGGTGGACGTGAAAGCGGCGGCGAAGCGCTTTCAAGCGCTCCTGCTCACGCCGCACGCGATTGCGCCGCTCAACTATGCCTTGATGACCGTGCGCCGGCGGACGCGCGTGCGCTACACCGAGCGCGACCCGGCCAATGCCGATCTCCGCTGGCAACATGGCGGCGCCCAGTACGAAGTCTGGGTGCAGCCGACCGCGTAACGAAAGGGGCGACGTATGGCGGCTTCCGGTCGCGTCCATGGATCGCATGGACAACTGATGATGGACCCGACGGGCGGGAGTAGCGCCGTCGTGGTCGCGAACCTCAACAAGTGGGACCTGGACCTGTCGACCGACACCGTCGATGTGACAGCCTTTCAGGACACCAACAAGGTCTATGTGCAGGGCCTCCCAGACATCAAGGGCACGCTGACGGGCCTCTGGGATTCCGGCTCGCTGGAGGTGTTCAACGTGTCGCTCGGGACCGTCGCCGCGTTCTTGAAGCTGATTCCCTACTCGATCGACGCGGCGACCTTTTTCTCGGGCAAGGCGTGGCTGTCCTCGAGCATCAGCGTCGATGCCAAGGGCGCGGTCACCATCGGCGGCAAGTTCGTCGCGGCGGGGGCGTGGACGCTCGCGCATTCCTAAGTGACGATTCGCGGGGTCGTCGGGCGCATCGAGTGGTACGGGCATGGCGTCTACGACGCCTATGTTGCCGCGGCGATCGACGGCTACACCGTGAGCGGCGCGAAGGAGGACAACGGCACCTGGTCGCTGACCGCGCGGATTGTCAGCCACGACGCGGCCAAGCTGGAGCTCGGGAAGCGGGAAGGGCGACTGCGCTTCGTCGCGCCGCACCAGAAGGGGCTGTGGATGTGGCCGATTAACACCCTCACGATCGTCAACGGCCAGGTGAGCGCGCGTCTCGGCGCGCCGATGTCGTAAACCGATGCCACGCTACCGCTTCGTCCGTCCCGAAACCCGCACCCTGCCGCTGTCCGAGGACGACTGGCTGGTGGTGCGCGTCCGGCTCACGGCCGGCGAGAAATACCGGATGTTCCGCGCCATGTATCCCGTCGATGACGAGGGCCGGGCGCATGTGGATAGCGAGCAAGTGATCTTCGCGCCGCTGTGGACGTATCTGGTCGACTGGAGTTTCACGGAGCTGCCGATTCGGGGCGCCGCGCTCGACGTGGTCCAGGCCGCCGTCGCCGCGCTCGACGAAGACGAGATCGAAGAAGTGCGGACGGCCATGACGGCGCACCGCGCGGCGGTGGCGGCCGAGCGCGCGGCCGAAAAAAAAACGCCCACTGGTGCGACCACGTCCGCACCACGCTCGCCATCGCTCGTCGCTGTGGGTGGACGTACCGAGACGTAGAGGACCTCGATGAAGCCGTGTACGACGAGGTCGTGGCGCAACTGATCGCCGAGCAGGAGCCGACGGAGTGAAAGTCAGTTTCGACGCCGACTTCTCGACCTTCCGGACGGAAGTGGATCAGTCGACCGCTGCGCTCAAGACGATGGATACGGCGGCCGTGACGACCAGTGCCGAGCTCACCAAGATGGTCGACGACTTCCAGGGCGAGAAGATCATCGCGCAGGCGAACCTGATGGCCGAGGCGGTGGCGAAGATCGGCGGTGCGGCCAACCTCAGTGATGCCGAGCTCAAGAAGGTCGGCGCGACGGCTGTGGCGGCGGCGGACCGGTTCATGGCGTTCGGCAAGGGTGACGTGCCCGCCAACATTCAAGGGTTGATCAAGGACGTGCAGAACGCGCAGGCGGCGATCGCCGCCAACGCCAAAGAGGTCGAGTCGTGGGGAGCGACTCTGATTCGCACGAGCGGCCATCTCGGCGCCACGCGGAGCAGCTTTCAGGAATTCAACAATCTCCTCGCCCTCTCCGGCGTGCATCTCGGGAACCAAGTCGGCGCGCTAGCCGAGCTCGGCGCGGCGGCCACGGGCACCGCCGGCGCCGTCACCGCGCTCGGCGCGGCGGGCCTCGTGGTGGGCACGGCCATCTCGGCGTGGAATCTTGGGCGCGCGATCGCCGACCTGTACGACCTCGATAGCCTCGTCGACACCACGACGGCCGACCTCCGCGGCTGGGGCAACGTCGCCAAAGAAGAAGCGGCGGCTGCCGCCGAGACCTTGGGCCGCGCCTCGCGCCTCGCCGGCCAGGACATCACCAGCATGGCCGAGGCAGTCGCGATTCTGACGGTCAACGAAGAGGCGCGGCAGCGGGCCTTCGCCGGAGGCCAGGGCGAAGACCAACTCAAAAAGTGGATGGGCGAAGTCGAGCTCGTGGTGCAGAGCGGCTCGATCCGGAAACTGGAAGCCGACGTGAAGTCGCACAACTTCACGATGCAGCAACTCTCCGAGTGGTACCACATCAGCGTCGGGTCGATTCAGTTCTTCGAGCGCGAGATGGAGAAGCACGACAAAGCGCAGCAGGACCGCAATCGCCGCAACGAGCAGCAGCAGCGCGACTGGGAGCGGCAGCGGAAGGAGCAGGACGACGCCATCAAGAAGCACGAGGCCGAGGTCAAACGCGCGGCCGAAGAAACCGAACGATGGCGCGGCAAGGCCGTCGAGCTCGAGCAGTCGGTCAACGGCGTCACGCGCGGCCTGATGGGCATGAGCAAGGAGGCGCAGGATGCCTCGCAGAAAGGCTTCGATCTCTTCACCAAGATGAACACCGAAGCCGAGAAGGCGGCCGCGAAGACCGAGGCCGCGGCGCTCGCCAAGCAAGGACTGGTGCCGGCCGCGCAAGCCTACGGGTTGCCTGAGGACAGAGCGCGCGGGCTGGCGCCGATGGCCAAGGAACTCGCCGAGGACCCGCTGGTGAAGTTCCAGGCGCGCATCAACGAGATCAACACCGATCTGGCGAAGCTGGCGGTGTTCAACAAGGACGCCGTCGCGCTCGAGACGATTCGGCAGAAACGGATGCAAGAGGCGACCGACGAATTCACCGCGAGCCTGGACGCGGCCGCCAAAGCGAATGACGACTGGATCAGGAGCCTCACGCCGAAGGGGACCGGGATGTTCGAGGGCGGCGAGGACATTACCGAGTGGTCCGCCTTGCGACGGGCGCCCCTCGCGGTCAAGCCGATCGTGGCGGGCAGTTACGGCGGCGTGGGCGGCGTCAACATGAACGTCCAGATCAGCGGCATCTGGGATGCGCGTTCGCAAGCCGAACTCGGCGAAGTCTTGACCAAATCGCTGCGCGGCGCACGGCAGCTGCCAGGAGCATAGACATGGGCACCGCACAAGCGAGTGACGCCTTAGAGAACCTCTTCATCGACCACCTGTTCCGCTCGACCAAGTGGACCGCGCCGAGTGCGCTCTGGGTCGCGCTCTTCACCGCGTCGCCCTCCGATGCGGGCGGTGGCATCGAAGTCGTCGGCGGCGGCTACGTGCGGGTCAACCTGCCGCCGGCCGATGGCAACTGGACCGCCACCCAAGGCGGGACCAGTGGCATTTCGATTGGCACCGGCGGCATGACCAGTAATGCCGTCGCGGTGACCTATCCGGCGCCGACCAGTGACTGGCAGACGGTCGGGTGGTTCGGCCTGTTCACCGCGTCGAGTGGCGGCACCATGCTGATCTGGGATGCCCTGCAGGCGCCGCGCACGATCCTCAACGGCGACCCGGCGCCGAGCTTCGCACCCGGGTCGCTGCAGATCACGATTCAGTAGGGAGGCGCCGTGGCCGACAACATCACGATGAAAGACGGCGCCAGTAACAACGTGACCGTCGCCACCGACGAGATCGCCACGATTCATTACGAGCGCAACAAGCTGAGTATCGGCGACGACGGGGTCGCGGTCGATGCGTCGTTGCGGGCGCCGGTGCCGGTCGCCTTCGGGGCCCAACCCGTGTCGGACTTTCAAGAAGTCGCCATTAACTGCGCGACCAGTGGCGACAACACGCTGGTGACCGGCACCGCGGGTCAGAGCGTGCGCGTCTACGCCTTCTTCCTGATGGTCGGCGGCGCCGTGGCGTTGAAGTTCAAGGACGGCGCCGCGACCGACTTCTTTCCGGCGTGGTCGTTTCTGTCGGCGGGCGCGGGCTGGGAGAAAGACCCGATGGGCCGCCCCTGGCTGACGACCAGTGTCGGCAATGCGTTGGTGTTGAATCTGTCGGCCGCCGTGCAGGTCAGCGGCCGGTTGTATTTCACAAAGAGTTAAGGCTATGGGCATCTGGAATCCGCCGCCGACCGCCGTCCCGACCGCGCATCACACCACGCATGAACAGGGCGGCAGCGACCTGATCGCGAACGCCGCCTGGACGAATGCGAGCAATATTTTTACGAATCCTGAGCAGCGCATCAATGGTGCGACGTATGCGCGGCTCAATATCAAAGATTTGAGTCAACCAGCCGATCAACGGCAATTCGACGTGCTG